TCCTCGTCGGGAGCTGGCTTGCTCTTCTTCGAGGCGTCATGGAAGTGCTCGTGCTCGTGGGCTTCGAGCTCCTCGTGCACGTGGTCCTCCTCTTCGCTGCCGCCTGAGAAGGCGTTCAGGTGCTTTCTCAGGTGTGCCTCAGCGGCTGCCTTCTCCTGAGCGGAGAGGCCCTGCGTCTGTGGGAGGCGGGCCAACGCGTTGCGCACGCCGTTGATGGAAGCGGCACCAGGGGTGCCGTCACTGGAGACGAAGTGGTGGGGCAGCTTGCACGCCGACTTGGGCGCTGCGCCGTCCTCGACCTGGTCCTCGTCGTAGTAGGCGTACATCTTCTTCACCGTGGCCAGTGGCACAGGCGAAGGGAGATGGCCCTCGTTGGCTCCCGCGTCCCATGCACCCGCCTTGACGGCAGTGGAGTGCGACGGGCAGGCGGTGCCCTCGACGACGGCCAGCTCAGCCTGGATTGTCTGACGGACCAGAGCTTCCAGGACGTCCTTCGTGATGACGTCCCCGACCTTGATGGTCAGCGGCTCGGCATCAGCGTGCGGTGCCAGCGGAATACCGCCAGGGTGCGAGATGCCTGGCAAGAGCGGCTCTTCCTTGGTGGGTTCGCCGCCCTCGTCATAGCCGTCCTCACCGCCACCATCCTCGCCTTCGGCGACGAACTGCAGCTCGTCGTCGGTGTACCAGCGGTAGACGTCGGTGTTGTTCTCAGCCGTGTCGTCGTCCGGCTGGTCCCAGATGATGCCGTAGGCGTTGCCGTTGACGACGGCGATACGGCCGACGGTGTGCTCCGGCTCGTGCTTGACGATCGCGGCCACACGGTCGCCCTCGTCGAACTGCCGCATGACGTTGCTGATGTTCTTCGGAGTCGGAGCCTTCTCGCGTCCTGCGTAGCGGAACATCGCAGCCAGATCCCACGAGGAGACGTTGCGCATCTTCTGCTTCGGCGACGGTGCAACAGTGGGGGCATCGTCCTGATCCGGCTCGTCCTCAGAAGGCTGCTGCGACGTGCCAACCGCATCAGCGAGACCGGCCGCCACCGCTTCCTTCGCGGTGTACCAGGTCTCCGCCTTCATCAGAGCGCGCCACTCGTCCACGGTGCCGCCAGCCCGGTCCGCATACGCTTCGGCGATGTTCTGGGACTGCTTGTTCAGCAGCTTGACCATGTCCTCCATATCGGAGGCGTTGCCGTAGCACATGCCGGACGCGTCGTGGATCATGAACTGCGACTGCGGCATCATCACGAGCTTGTCGCCAGCCAGGGCAATGATGCTCGCGATGGACGCGGCGAGTCCGTCCACGTACACCGTCACATTCGAGGGGTGAGCCCGAATGGTGTTGGCAATGGCGATACCCTCGAAGACGCTTCCGCCGGGGGAGTTCAGGCGCAGGTTGATGTTCTTCGATGTGATCTTGGAGAAGTCACCGATGAAATCATCCGCGTACAGTCCGAACCAGCCACCAATGTCGTTGTAGACATAGACGTCGGTTGCGTCCGGCTCCGTCGCAGAGTTGCTGATGGTGTACCAGTCGGCCGCATTTTCTGGCGGCTTCAGGCCAGGCGGTGCCGTTGGAGAACGGCGCTGAGCCACGAGCTCGATCCAGCTCATTGAGTCGCCTCCTCGGGCGGCGATGTCCAGCCCCGATGAAGAGGAGCCCGCCCTGTGGGCTTTAGTTCTTCATCAGGTCTGCGTTCTTCTTCGATGTAAACCGGCGGTGTCGGCTCTTCGGCAGGCCGTTCGGCGTGCTCCTGGACAGGCTGTTTTCCGCCAGCAGAAGCAGCGGGGCGGGGCTCGGGGAGCTCGCGCATCGCGGGAAGCCCAACGGTGACGAGAATGTCTTCCGCTTCCCACAGCCCCGTGTCGGCCAGGTACTTCGCCGACTGCGCCTTGTTGAACAGAACCTGTGCCGAGATTTCGTCGTCTTCCGGTACGGGGTTCACGAAGTCAAATTCGAGGCCCTCAGCAGAACGCCCATACATGGGGAGCAGCAAGGTGTTCAGTGCTTCCTTGGTGCGCAGAAGGCGCGGCTTCGTCATCCACCGGGCGAACATGACCTCACCGGCATAGGCGTTGGCCTTGTTCACATCGTCGGTAGCGCCCGTCATGGCCTTCGGGAAACCGAAAGCCTCGCGAATCGTCTCGCGGGACGCTTCCTGCAGCTCGACAAACTGCATGTCGTCCATCGTGTACTTACGGTCGACCCACTTCATTCCAGCTTCGAGAATCGCCACGCGGTGTGCGTTGGCGACGCCCTTGTGGGTTTCCGACCAGCGTGCCTGGAACTGATTGAAGTCCTCGTCCGAGATGTTGTTCTCGGCTTCGATGACACCACCAGGAGTCGCCGAATTAAGGAAAAAGTTCCGGTTGTACTCGGTGGACAGATACCGGGCGTCCAGGTCGCCGAGGATCGACTGGACAGCACCAAGCCCGCGGTAAGGGTCTGATGGGTGAGGACGACGGAGGAAGATCACGTCCTCCGTCTTGAGCGGCACGTCCTCACCACCGGGACCGTGGTAGATGTACCCGGCCAGGAAGTTGTTGGAATCGGGTACTGGCTCCATACGGTCCGGTCGTACGAACCACAGCTCTTGGGGGAGTCCGAAGCGGTTCTTTACGATGAGCCAGTACTGCTCTCCGGTCAACTCCTCGTGCTGCTGGCACGACTCACGGAAGGCTGATCCGAAGAAGAAGGGGTTCGGGCGCTTCCACAGATCCAGCGCCGGATGCTTGGTGACCTCGACCCGCGGGTCCTGCGTTCCGGAGGTCCCGGGGTCGTACCGGCGGCGTCCGTCCTTGGGGACCCGGTACAACCGCCACTCGACCTGCGAGTACGCGGTGATAATCCGGTCGACGATCGCAAAGAGCGTGCCCACGCGCTCGACGGCCTGCATCTGCGCCTGCATGCCGCCAGTGGAAGAGGTGGCGGGCATCCATCCCCGCCTGCCCACACCACTGGGTACGTATGGGACAGGGGCCTTGTTCTTCAGGAAGGGGAGCGCGCCGAGCAGCGTGCGTGCCATGGACGCTCCTTACGCATGAGATAGAGTGGGGTTACCCGCTCGTACGTTCGAGAGAAAGAGACAGAAGTGACAGAAACGACCGAACTGCTGCTTGCCGACCTGCGACGCCTCAAGGGGCTGTCGCAGTTGGAGGTGGCGCGTCGTATGGGAGTGCACAAGGCGCGCGTCGGTCAGATCGAGAAGGACTTCCCGAACGTCCGGTTCAACGTGGTTCAGGCGTACCTGCGCGCAATCGGCAGGAACATCGAGCTCACCGACCCCCGCCACCCCAGCGTGCGCGCCGAGAAGATTGGATGGGGAGGAGGCCGTGATCACGGCGACAGGTCCCGTGTACGTGCTGAAAAGAACTAGCGCTCCTTCCGTGCACACCGGCAGAAGCGCTGTCACAAGCGTTGACTGCTCTTAACTTTTCCATACAGTCGTACTCAGTGGTGTCATCTCACTGGCTCGACGCGGGCCGTCCCATCCGGCCCACGCTATGGCGCGACGGCCCGCGACCGAGTCATCTGCCACCGAAGAAGTACCACTGCAAGACAGCGAGGGCGACACCGCCAGCGATTACACCTGCTGGAAGGTAGATCATCGCGATGCCGTAGGCGATCAGTGCGACGGCACCCAGGGCCAGGAGGCCGGAAGCGATCGCTGCGCCAGCATCCGGGTTCAGCTTCGGCAAAAGCGTTCTGCGCGTGTTCCGGTCGTTCATCGGTCCACCCGCTTCAGTGGGACGATCGCTGGCGGATAACTCTCAGCCTCGCGGTCGTATTCCTCCAGACTGGCCCGCAGGTGCTCGTTGCACAGCGGCGATACTTCGCCCGTGTCGGAATGCACCCACAGCGCCACGGCAGGAACGTCGTGATGCACGCAAGACGCCTCGTACTGATCCCGGGGCAGCCGCATCTCCACGATGGCCTTCACGCGTGCTGTCCGCACACCCTCCAGGACGCGAGCGTGATAGCTCACGTAGTCCTCGTACATCACGCGTCCTCAGCGGCAAGGTCAGAAAGAACCCTGGTCAGCGCAAGATTGCACTCATGAACCTGCGCCGTCAGTGGACTGTAGAAGACGCGTTCGTTCATGTGCAGAGCGGCGTTAGCCTCGTTTTCCAGAGTCAGGTACTTCTCTGCCCAGACAAGCGTGTCAGCCATCTTCGTCAGCTCACGCACGAGGTCGGAATGTTCCATGATCTCCCCTTGAGTCACAGGAACCGCATGCGCGGTGTGACCCCGTTGTAGTAGGCCAGCAGCAGCGCGTCGGCATTGTCCGGGGACCGTCCGCACCGCTTGATGATGTCATCCTTCGGCTCGACCTGGATGCGGCCCTTGGAGTCCAAGAACCAGCGGGGCCACAGCAGTTGGGCGCACGCCGTGTCGGGGTTCTCCATCTGGGACAGGTCCCAGAAGCCGGAGGAGGAGAACTCCCGGCCGATCGTCCACCACATTTCGGCACGCAGGTTCACGAACTTCTTTTTGTCCCGCGGGTTCGCCGAAACGTTCACGCCGATGATCTGCGCCTGATGCTCACCGCGACGGGCCGCGTTGCGCAGCTCACCGATCACACCGAAGCCGACACCGATCGAGTCGATCTTCACCTTGGTTGCGCCGCTGATCCTGAGTGCTCGCAGGACCAGCGGGGCTATCTTCTCCGGCCGGTCGGTGCGGATGCGCCACTCACGACCAGCCAGGATGCCACGACGTTCACGGATGACCGTCTCGTCGGATCCACCACCGACGTCCACACCCAGTTCAACGGGGGACAGGTCGGCGGGAGAGTACTTCGTCTCCGGGTCGATCCGGCAGGCGGCCACGTCCGAGGCGCGCACCACCGTATCCGCGGCGTCCACGGAGAACTGGCCGAGAACCTTGGAACGGTACAGGGCGTTGTCTTCGCCCCAGTCCAGCTTCTTCTCCTCGACCCACACCTTCGACACCAGCGACGCAGCCACTGCCTCACTGACCGGCTCGCCCGTGAAGTTCGGGGAATCGAAAGCGGAGATGCTCAGCGTGTTCCAGCCTGATCCCGGCTGGCACACCTTGAAGAAGTGCGTAGCCGAGTTGTCCGGGTTGCCGATCGCGAGGATGCGGCAGTCCGGGCCGGTGGCCAGCGCGTCGGCGGCAACCCACAACTGCTCGGGCACGCCGCACGCCTCGTCGATGACGACGAGCACGTACCGTGCGTGAATACCCTGGAAGGCCGATTCGTCCTGGTCAGCAGGCTTACGGCCGTAGGCGACGATCTCCTCGTCAATCAGCCATTCCGTCTGGTTCACACGGCCAGGCAGACCCACCGACTTGTGGAACCGGCGCACGTAGCGCCAGAGAATCGCACGCACCTGCGCAGTCGTCGGGGCCGTGGTGACCACGAACGCTTCGCCAGGCGGGTGGGCGTCCAGCCACCAGGAGATTGCCAGCGCTGCCACGTGTGACTTGCCAATGCCATGACAACTGTGGACGGCCGTACGGCGGTGATCCCGAACTGACTGCAGGATGTCCCGCTGTTTCGACCAGACCGCCTGCTGCAGGCGTTCGGTCACCCACAACTCTGGGTCCGACATGTACTTGGACTGCCGGGTCAGGGACTGCTTTCGGTCCACCGCAGCCTTGAGCTGTGCGTGGACCAGCTTCAGGCGCTTGGTGTCGCCTGTACGAACCAGCTTTTCGACGAGCGCCTGCATGGCCTCGACGTCCAGCCCGCCGAGGTCGGTCGTCATGGCTTCCTACATGGAGTGAGCGGCGTGCACGAGGAACGGGATCACGAAACATGTGAACCCGGCGGCCAGAAGCCGAAGACGGTCAAGAGAGGGAAGCGGCGGGCCAGAGAAGACCGCCAGTCCGGAGAAGATGAGGGCGAGCAGATAGCACAGAAGGTCCAGCACGATGTGCGCTCCTTCGAAGGCTTCAGCCTGCGTTCATGCGTACACGGCGGCATATCCCGCCGCGAGGAGATCGTCGTTGAGGTTGTGGCCGCCAGCCAGGACAGTCCCGAGCAGTCGTCCGTAGTCGTCGCTGTGATCCATCTGGGTCTGCAGGGTGACCATGCCGTCAGGGGCGTAGTGGGCGAACCAGTCCACGGCGTACGACTTGGCGGCAAGGCCCGCATCCGTTGACACCTCAGGGCAGTTGATCCTCGCAGCACGGATGCGGCGGCCGTGAATCCACACTGAGCAGCCGAGGTCGATGTCGAAGATCCAGGTGTCCCCGTCGACCACACGGACCAGGCGGGCCGCGTACTCATACATGCGGCCTCCACGGTTCAACTTGTGGGCACCGCCGGAATCAGCCAGTGCATGGGTGGATCGATGACCAGCGGCACCGAACGGGCCTGAATGCCAGCGGAGTCGGTGTCGATGAAGACGATGTTGCCGTCCCTGTCTGTCGGGTACTCCTCGTAGCGGATCTCCCAGATGCCAGGAGCGGACTCGGCGACCATGACGGTTGCGTCCACCGGCACAAGCCTCGGACTGACCCCGTTCATGCGCAGCCAGGTGCTGATCTCCGTGCGCCGAACCTCGGAAAGCTTCTGCCACAGCGGTCCGTCAGTGACCACCCAGTCGGCCATGGACGGCTCCTCGCGTCATGAACATTGAGACGGCAAAGCAAAAGCGGGCCTATGGGAAGGCCCGCTTTGTGGTGCTGACTTTGGACGGCTATACCGCGGAGTTGAAGGTGGTTGTTCCGCCCCGTCGCTGAGCTGCGGCTTCCGCCACCCATCCGGACCGCAGCGCGGCCTCGCGGGTGTTGATCGCCCCGAGCGGGGTGAGCTTGCGCGAGGTGTCGCGCCCGTCAGCCTGCGTGGCATCCTTGACAGCCTGTGCTTCCATCACTGCCCCTCTCTCGCTTTCTCTCGTCTCCTTCGGCGGACAGTCTTCACTATCAGGGACGGGTGCGCCACTTGGCATACGCGATACGCGCGTCGTTCCACCAGATCCGGCCGACGGTGTACTCCACACAGGCTGCCCAGGCCACGATGGGCAGGTACATCTTCGGATGGCCGTCCAGCGTGTAGAAGGCGTAGGCCGTCAGCAGCATTCCGGCCAGCATCAGCACAGAAGCGAAGGTGAACTGGGCGCGCAGTGTCATGCTGTCTCCTCGCTGAACGCGGGGGCCACGGCCTCTCGGGTGGCGTCGTCGGTGGCGTTGATCATGGCAATCAGCTGGGCGATCTCGCCGCCGATCTGGTCGGCCTCGACGGACAGGCGGATCTGCGCGTCCAGGCCCAGGTACTTTGCCCGGCGCTCCTTGATCTTCAGGATGCGGTCCAGGGCTTCGAGCACGAAGCGTTCGTCCTGGACGACCGCGCCCTCGATCATGATGACGCGTCCCTGCTGAACCAGCACGTGCTCGCGCCGCAGCGACTGCCACAGGTGACGTTCCATCTCGTCGAGGGACTGCAGTTCCTGCAGCCGCATCTCGTCGGTGGTGAACCGGTACACCGTGGTCAGACCGCGCTGAACGGCCTTGGCTGCGCGCCGCGGGTCGAACTCTCCCGTGATGGAGTCGCGCAGGTTCAGCGTCTCGGCGATCTCCTCCAGGGAGTGTCCGATCGCGGCGAGCCGGGACGCTTCACGGTCACGTTTCCAGGAGTGGTACTTCGGATGGCCTTCGGGGGCCTTCTCGGGGAAGAAGTCCTCGTCCGACTCGAAGGGCGTGGGCAGGTTGTCTTCGTGCATGCCCGTCGCCTTCCCTCTCCATGGATAAATGCAAAAGCGCCCGGCCATCGTGGTAGCCAGGCGCTTTCCGCACGCACACGCCGACCAGGCAGAGAGGGTCAGCGGCGTCAGTTTAAGTATACGGATGATCTATTTCTTATAAAACTTTCAACGTCTCTAGTGACGCAGATCACAGCAGTTTTCTGTTATCCGGGTTCTGGGTGGCCGGAAGTCTCCAGAGACCGTCAGGGAAAAATAAAAATTTTCCGACAAGTGCTTCCTTAGTGTGGATCTTGTAGGTATACCGTTGTGTGGATCTGATTACTTGTCGACATTGGAGACCACATGACGCACCGACCTCTCGTTGACACCGACGGCGACCCCATCGAGCATGAGTTCGAAGTACTGCTGACGCCCCGTGAGGCGGCATCCCTGCTCGCCGTGAACACGCGCACCCTCGCCAAGTACGCACGCAACGGGCAGCTCCGGTCCGTGCGCACCAGAGGGAACCACCGCCGCTACCCTGCCGACGCCGTCCGCGCCGCCAGTGAGGGGCGCTGGGACGACGCTGCTGACACCGCCCGCACCTCTGCACAGAAGAGCCCAGCGGACGTGATGATTGCCATTGAGGGCTGAGTGGTTGTGTCGTACGGGTGGGGCATTATCTGATCGATAAGGTGATGGCACAAGTCTAGGTGTTCTGCCATCGTTTTCGCGGTAGATTGATGGCATGAGCGAGTTGAAGACAACGACACGGCTGACAGGGGAGAAGGCGGACTTCGTCACGCGCCTCAAGCAGCCCGACACCGACGAAGCCGTGGCCCTGCGGCAGTTGACTGGCGTGGGGAACCTGGAGGCGGTTCCCAACACCACGCTGGTCAACAGCATCATTGAAGCGGGGATCCAGGCGATCCGTGCCAAGGCCGAAGAGGTGGGCCAGGCCCGGCTGGTGGAGTTCCTCAAGAGCGACGAGGAGCACCTGGCATGGCGGGACTCACGACGCAAGCGGCGGATGCGGAACCTGGAGGGCATGGCATGAACGTCTGGGAGCAGCTCAACCCGTCATTCCGCATCTGCCAATACTGTGACAGTGAGATCGAAGACCGTGGCATGCCACGAATGAGCGGGCCCGAGTACCCGCTGTGGGTGCACAGTCGCAACGGGTCCGCTCACGGCGCCGACGGCCACCTCGCTGCCCCGCGCACGCGGCAGGAAGAAGAGGAGGCCGTGACGGCAGCCGACTACGCCCGTGCGATCATGTCACCGCCAAGTCCCCAGGTTGGTGCCTACATCAAGGACCGGCTGAAGCAGAAGGACACCGACACTCCGTGAGCATCACCCCGGAACGCGGTCACATCTACCGCATGATCGACGACGAATACGGCACCCTCCACTGCCTCGTCGTCTCCACCATCCCCGCCTTCGAGGCGGACTCCAGTTGTCTGGCGTCCCGTGTCACCGTGACCAGGGCAAAGCATGACTTTCCGGGATGGGTGCGCCTGGCCAGCGGCGACCCGGGGTTCGGGTACGTCGTCACCCACGACCTCGACCGTGTCGATCTCAGCGAGCTGAAGGAAGACCTCGGCGAGCTGTCACTGGACACCATGATGGAAGTGGGCCGCGCCCTCAGGAAGATGCTGGGAGTGTGATGGCTGAGTACCGCTCCCGCATGGAAAACCACATGCACACCGGATGGCACGAGTTCCTGCACCTCCTCTACGACCCGTTTGCCTTCGGGCGCAAGTCGTATCGCGTCAGGGTCGGGTGGCTGCACCGGATCCATCTCATCCCCGGAACGGTCCTGGACCGTTCCTGCAGCAAGTACGACCAGCAGCTGGGAGTCTGATGGACATCTTCGCCTGGATCGGTGTCCTAGGTGCAGGTGCTCTTCTCCTGCTCTATGCACTGTGCTGGATCATCGCCGCGCTCCGGTCCGAGATCGGACGGGGTGCCCTGATGGGCCTCGGCATCCTCCTTATCATCGCCTGGGGCGTCCTCGGAGCGTTCTGGCTCATCGGTACGAAGGTGATGTGATGGCCCTCATTGCATGGCTCGGCGTTCTGGCAGTTGGAGTCTTCCTCGCCTTCCTCGCGCTGCGCACGTTGCCCTACCGCGGAGCCGGAAGAGACGCCATGGCGTTCTGGCTCGTGCTCGTGGTCCTCATCGTGTGGGGTGCCATGAGTGCCCACTGGCTCATAGAGACCAAGGTGACATGACCAGAGACTTCGACTGCATGTCGGAAGAGCGCCTGCGCCTGCTCGTGCGCGACATCATGAAGCAGAAGAAGATATCGCAGCGGATGGCCGCGGAGACCTACGGCGTCACGCAAAAGCAGCTGTCCTTCGTCATGACAGGCCGGGCGCAGATGACCATGACATGGGCCGAGCGCCTGCTGTCCCTGTGCGGGATGCAGCTGATATTCGACGTGGTGCCCGCACCCAGCAAAACGAAGGTGAAAAGAACAACCGGAACGTGAAGGGCGATATCAGACATGACGGAGACAGACCAGCGTACGTTCGTCGACCACAAAAAACCGGTCCACGGGCGCATCACGGACCACGTGTGGTGGGCCTCGTGGATCAACGTCGACAATTGGGAAGGCTCAGACGACGTGTACGCGGACGAGGAGTCCGCCTTCCGCATCCTGGCCGCACAGTACGTGCGTGACGAGTACGCATGGGACGACACCGCCCCCCATGACGAAGCGCCGGACTGCGTCCTCGAATGGCGCAAGAGCGGCAACGGATGGGCCCTGTACGACAAGGGCGAGCGCACAGGAGTGCGGCTGCACAAGACGGCTGTCGTTGAGACAGGCGGTCATGCGACGGGTTGTCAGTCCACCATCCACTGTGTGCACTACGGCTTCTGCCACCGGTGTTCCCCCGAACTGGCCGATGCCGGAAGCCATGTGATGAACGCTTTGCTCCAGGTCGGCTTGCATCGCAGCGGCAAGGTGTACGGCGAGATGATGGCGCTCCTGATGAGCCATGCCGGGCCGCCTGGCGCTGTGCCCGGAGCGGCCAAAGAGTGAGCCGGGCGATTTGCCCTAAATGTCGGGATCCTCTAGAGGTTCGTGGGGGGTATGTACGAAATGAGGGACCGCGCGCTTTGCACATGCAAATTTTTAGGTAACTATAGCAAATAGCAATTTACACCTGCACATGCTCATATGAGCATGGGGTACCTCATGCGAGCGCTCATCTGAGCACCATCTTGCTCCACTGAGCGAAGGTAAAGGTACTGCAAAAAGAAAGTTGATCATGGATCTGGGGTGGAAATGATCTTCCCGTGGGTCTAGACTGGGGTCACCCCAAAGGGAAGGGGGCAGGGTCTAAGGGCCCGGCCACCGGCCCCAGGGACCAGGAAGGCGACAGAGGACAGAGAGGATCAAGATCATG